CCCAACCGTTTCTCTCTCCGCACTTTTCATGAAACGGAGCGTAAGGATATGGATCGGGACGACGCACGGAGTGGCTTCGGCCGCACGGTGAGTGAAATTGAGTCTGACGTCGCAGAGCACCTCACCAGCGTGGCTCCGACCGAGCCGCACCCTGGCGTGAGCGCGATTCTGCGCTACTTCGCATTCGGCCATTTGCCGGCGCACCTCGCCGAGGTGTCGCGTCCGTTTGCCGAGCTGGCCACGGTCATTGCGGCCGGTCCGCAGAACGCCGAGACAACCGTTGCCCTGCGGAAACTTCTTGAATCTAAGGATGCCGCCGTCCGTGCTCGTGTCTAGCAACGGAGCGTGAGCACATGCTCAACGTCGTAGTGATCGTGCTCGCCGTACTGCTCATCCTCGCCGGCGCATGGTCCGCCGTCGCCAAGGACCGGGCGGCGACCGTGTGGGCGCTTATCGGCCTCGTCCTTCTCCTGGTCACCTCGCACGGGCTCGCCGCACTGTCGTGAGCACTAGTGGTGACATGGACGATTTCCCGGACCCGTTCGCCGAGTACGGCCCGGCGCCTAAGCCGCTCACCCCATTGCCCGCGGCCGTGGCAACGGGCGACTATCGTGCGTCCCTAGTCGCCATCCGTGACCACCTGGCCGGCCGCCTGGCCGAGTGCAAGTACCCCAAGGATGCGGCACCCCTGGCCCGGGAGCTGCGCGAGTGCCTGGCCGAGATTGAGAAGATTCCGGCCGCAACGATGGGGGACGAGGTTGACGACATCTCCGCCAAGCGCGCCGCCCGTATCGCGGCCAGGTCTGTGGCCTCGGGTACGTAGCTTCCCCGAGCCGGTCTCCTCGGCGGGCGCCGAGGCCGTCGAGCTGGCCGAGTGCTACGGCCTCACGCTCGATGACTGGCAAGCGGCCGTGCTGATTGACTCGCTCGGTGAACGTCACGATGGCAAGTGGGCGGCGCTGGAGGTTGGCATCACCGTGCCGCGCCAGAACGGCAAGGGCGGCATTGTCGAGGCGCGGGAGCTGGCCGGGTTGTTCCTATTCGGCGAGCGCCTGATCCTGCATTCGGCGCACGAGTACAAGACCGCGTCTGAGGCTTTCCTGCGCATGAAAGCCCTGCTAGAGGGCTCGGATGAGTTGCGCAAGCGCGTCCGGAAGGTGTGGCAGGCCAACGGCGAGCAAGGGATCGAACTCGTCACGGGCGCCCGCCTGCGTTACGTGGCGCGCTCGGGCGGCTCGGGCCGTGGCTTCTCGGGTGACGTCAACATCCTTGACGAGGCGTACGCGCTCATGCCGCCGCACATGGCCGCGCTCATGCCGACCATGTCTGCCAGGCCGAATCCGCAGATTTGGTACACGAGCACGCCGCCGCGCGAGGTGTCCACGGTGTTCGGTGGCGTCCGCGCCCGCGGCATCGCCGGGACGTCGCCGCGGCTGGCCTACTTTGAGTGGTCGCCGCCGGACGATTACAGCCCCACACCCAAGGCACTACCGCTCACCGAGGCGGACCGGGAGATGTGGGCATTGTGCAACCCGGCGCTCGGGATCCGGATTGATCCGGAGTTTGTGGAGGCCGAGCGCGGCGCGCTCGATGACGACGAGTTCGCCCGCGAGCGGCTCGGCACCTGGCCGCCGGAGAAGGCGGACGCGTGGGCCGTCATCTCTGAGGCGGCATGGGTGGCCCGGCGGGATCCGGCCAGCGTTGTCCGTGATCCCGTCTGCCTGGCCGCCGACATCACCCCCGACCGGGGTACCGGCGTGATCGCCTCCGCCGGACGTAACGCCGAGGGGCGCCGTCACGTCGAGGTGATCGACCACAAGGCCGGTACGGGGTGGATGGTCCGGCGCCTCGTGGCACTCTCGGCCAGGCACAAGCCGTGCGCCATCGTGGTGGACGCCTCCGGCCCAGCCGGGAGCTTGATTGCCCCGCTCCGTGCCGCGCTCGCCGAGGCCGAACTCGACGTCGAGGTGATCCTCCCGAGTGCGCGTGACGCCTCGGCGGCGTGCGGCCAGCTCTACGATTCGGTCGAGGGCGACGACGGGGGCGGGCTCGACGTGGTGCACCTCGGCCAGGTGGAGCTAACGGCCGCGCTCGCCGGAGCGCAGAAGCGGCCACTAGGCGATGCATGGGCGTGGGCTCGCGTGTCTGACTCGATTGACATTTCGCCGCTTGTCGCGGCGACCAACGCTCTCTGGGGGTACGAAATGCGCGGCACCGTTTCCGCCAGCTCGGCCCCGTGGGCGGCGTACCTGTGAGCGAAATCGAGCTTTCCCGGCGCCCGTCCGTGTGGGCTCGCGCCTGGCGCGCATGGACTCGCCAGGACGATCCCGGCGTCTACGACCTGTCCCGTATGACGCTCCAGGACATCGCCGCGCTGGTCTCCTCACCGTTCGCCACGATCCTCCAGTCCGGCGGGTCCAGCTACACCAAAACGGGACGTATCGGCGAGGACATAGAGAATTCGTTCTCTGCGTATGTTTACTCCGCATACAAGGCCAACGGACCTGTTTTCGCCACGATCCTCGCGCGCATGCTCCTATTCACGGAGGCGCGCTTTCAGTGGCAGCGACTCGACGGCGGGCGCCCGGGTGACCTGTTTGGTAACCGGGATCTCGCCATCCTGGAGCGCCCCTGGCCGAACGGGACCACGGGCGAAATGCTGGCGCGCGCCGAGCAAGACGTCTCCCTGGCCGGCAACTTTTACATGACCAACCGTGAGGGCACTCGCATGCGGCGCCTGCGGCCGGACTGGGTTTCGATCATCCTCACGGCCGATCCGCAACTCGACCCCGAGCCGGACGTGGCTGGCTACATGTACGTCCCGGGCGGGGCCGCCGTCGAGCTGGCCGAGTTCTACCTCCCGGGCGAGATGATGCACTGGTCGCCGATCCCGGACCCCATCGCGCAGTATCGCGGGATGAGCTGGCTACAGCCAGTGCTGGAGGAGATCACGGCGGACGGCTATGCGACGAGGCATAAGAAGAAGTTCTTTGAGAATGGCGCGACCCTTAACGCGGTGATTTCGCTTAAGGAAACCGTCACCAAGACTCAGTTTAACGAATTCGTCGCAATGGCGGCCGAGAGTAACTCCGGCGTCGAGAACGCTTATCGCAATCTTGTGCTCGGTGGCGGCGCGGATGCCAAGGTGGTGAGCGCCGATCTCCGCCAGCTCGATTTCAGGGCGACGCAGGGTGCGGGTGAGACGCGCATCACGGCGGCCGGTGGCGTACCCGCCGTGATTGTCGGGCTATCCGAGGGTCTCCAGGCGGCCACGTATTCCAACTACGGCCAGGCGCGCCGGAAGTTTGGCGACCACTGGGCTCGGCCACAGTGGCGCTCTATCTCGGCCGCGCTGGAGCCGCTACTCCCGCACCCGGGCGGCTCGGCCCGTCTCTGGTACGACGATCGTGACATTGCCTTCCTGCGCGAGGATGCCGCCGACACGGCGAACATCGCGCAGACCGAGGCGTCCACCATGCGCCAGCTCATTGACGCCGGGTTCGACCCCAAGTCGGTCATCTCCGCCGTCGAGTCCGGTGACTGGACCAAGCTTGTGCATACCGGGCTGTTCTCGGTCCAGCTCCAGCCGCCCGGAACCGTGGTCAAGGCCGGCAGCCAGGTGGAGAGCGCGCTCCCGCCGTCCGGTGAGCCGAGCGCACTCGGCCACGCCAAGGCGGACACCATGCCGCCACCCATCGAACCGGCCTCCGCCGGATCCACCACGCCGCCCGCAGGAGGTACCAATTGAGCGCGGAACTCTTTGCGCGGACGTTCGCGCTGGACAACATCGAAATCAGGCGGGACGCGCAGGGCGGCGACGGCCGGACAGTCGAGGCATACGCCGCCGTGTTCGACACGCCCGCCGAAATCAAGGACTCGATGGGGCACTACAACGAGGTAATTACACGGACGGCGTTCAATAAGACGCTCGCCGAGCGTGGGCCGGACCGCGTTAACGTGATGTTCAATCACGCGCTGACCGAGTACGGCACCCCGAGCGAGCTTGGGTCGGTGCCGGTGGCGCGCTGTCTGGAGATCACCCCGGACGGCCGCGGGCTCCTCACGGTCTCGCGCTATAACCGGAGCGCCCTGGCCGATGCCGTGCTGGAGTCGATCCGTAATGGCGAGATCCGTGGCCAGTCGTTCCGCGGCGCCATCTATCAGAGCACGCCGTACCGGAGGGTCCCGTCGAACGTCGCCCGGGGTGGCGGCGCCATTCCGACAATCACACGCACCGAACTCGGGCTCACGGAGTACGGGCCGACGCGCATGCCGGCGTATCGTGGGGCCGAGATCGTGGCGGTCCGGTCCGTGCCCGAGCTGGCCGCCGCGCTGGCCGCACTGCCAGATGATGAGCGGGCCGAGCTGGCCGAACTCATCCGTACCGCGTCCGTCACTCGCGAGAGCGAGCCGATGGGCGAGAATGCCGGCGCCGGAGATCCTCCGGCCGCCGAGCCGGAGCCGCACGAGCACTCCAGGCAGATCACCGTTGCGCGTGCGCGTCTGCGCCGCGCTCTGGCTCTGACAGGAGTACGTAATGGCTAAGAGGCGGAAGGCATCTGTCATCTGGGCCGAGCTGGAGGCGCTCCGCACGGAGCTTCTCGCGCTCGACGGAAAGAATGATGCCGAGTTCACGGACGAGGACATCACCCGCTCGGCCACGGTTACCACGGAGGTGACCACGCTCACGGCCGAGTACGACGAG